TGTGCGCACGGAATACTGGACGCCGGCGAATACGCTTGAGGAGCGCTCACGGCGCGACAAGGCTCCGTATGACCTCTGGGTAGACCAAGGCTACATCACGGCGACGCCTGGGAGCTCGGTTGAGTATTCGATGGTTGCCGAGCGCATCGCGGAGCTATGCGAGCAGTACGACGTGCGCATCATTGCGTGCGACCGCTGGCGCATGGACGAGCTCCAGGCGCTCGGCAACACGTTGGGATTCGCGCCCATCATGAAGCCGTTTGGTCAAGGCTATCGGGACATGACGCCGGCACTCGAATACGTCGAGGCGTGCTTGCTCGAACGCAAGGTGCGACACGGCGGGAATCCTGTGTTGCGGATGTGCGCCGCAAATGCGACCGTGGTGACAAATGTCACCGGCCAGAGAAAGCTTGACAAACTCAAGGCTTCTGGCCGAATCGATGGTATGATTGCGCTTGTGATGGCGATGCAAGTCGGCGTGACCGACATGGGGCATGAGGTCTTCCGCATCGAGGAATACATCGATGAGCGCGCGCAAAGCGGAGGGACGCTACAGTGAGCGATTCTTGGTGGCCTAGGCTGACACGCTGGTTTGGCTTCGGGGGGCCGCGCGTCGCTCAGGGTATTCAGCGCGGCGAGCCCAGCGGGTCGCTAGCGCCGCTCGCTCAGGCCGTCACGTGGGAGACCTCGATGCAGGTCGCCGCATGGTGGGCCTGCGTGCGCTTGCTGACCGAGACCTGCGCGACCCTACCACTGCGGCTGCTGGACGTACGGGGCGGATATCCACGCCGCGACGACGACGATCCGGCCATCAGACTACTGCGCAACAGGCCGAATGCGATTCACGATCGCATCCAGTTTTTCGAGGTTCTGTTCTTGAATCTCGTCACCAACGGCAATGCGTATGCCCGCGTGTATCGTCGCGCGGACGGCAGCGTGTATTCGCTGGTGCCGATGCTTGCTGCGCAGACCGAGCCGGAGCTTGTCGGAAATACCTTGCGCTACCGGTGGAGCGATGGAGTAAACGTCGCGTATCTGGCGCAGGAATCGGTTATGCACGTCAAGCTATTCGGCAACGGGCTTGTCGGCCTGTCGCCGCTGGCCTATGCGGCGCACGCGCTTGGGATTGCTCAGGCTGAGGCGCGGCAGGTTTCCAATGTGTACCGGAAAGGAATGCGCCCGGCTGGCGTGCTGATGGTCGATGCCAAACTCGACAAGGCGCAACGAAAGGAAATCAGAGAAGCGTTCCGTGATTTGGTTGAGGAGAACGACGGCAATGAACTGGTCGTTCTCGACCGTTTCATGAAATACAATCCCACGTCGCTTTCACCGGCCGATGCCGAGCTGCTGCAATCGCGGCGATTTTCCGTGCAGGATATTGCGCGATTCCACGGGCTAAACTCCATCCTCATCAACGATGGGTCGCAAACGACATCGTGGGGGAGCGGTATCGAGCAGCTCATGGACTTCGCATACAAGCTGACGTTCCGGCCGCTGCTTGAGCGCATGGAGCTGGCATTGAAGCTCACGATGTTTCCGCCTGAGCGGTGGGATGACGTGGACTTCCGATTTGATTTTGACGAGATCGTTCGCATGAATCCCATGCAGCGCGCCCAGACCGCGCGCGAGCAGATTCACTCGGGGCAGCGCACGCCGAACGAGGTGCGCGCGCTCGATGGCTTCCCGCCGCTGCCGGGAGGCGATAAACTCATGATCCAGAGCGCCACGCGGCCGATTGCCGAGGCGCAGGAGGCTACGATATGAAGCGATACACCTCAGCACCGATCGCGCGCGAGGACGCGCATTTCAAGTTCGTCGCGGCAGACAACACCGTCCGCATCAGCGGCTACGCTAGCGTGTTCGGCGTGCTGGATGCGCACGGCGACATCGTGGACCGAGGCGCATTCGCCGGATGGCTGGCGACCGGCCAGAAAATCCCGCTGCGCTATGAGCACCAGCTGCCGAATATCGGGCTGGTGACGTATGCGGAGGAAGACGACTACGGTCTCAAGTTCGAGGCCGAGCTGACCCCGGGCCATTCTGTCGCGGCCGACGTCGCGGCCGAGCTGCGACATGGCACGGTGACGGGCGTCAGCTTCGGGGCTTTTTGGGATCGCAAGTCTGTGCGAGCAGCTCCGGATGGACGCCACCTGACTGCCATTGAGCCGTTCGAGATCAGTTTGACATCGACGCCGGCCAATAAAGCCGCGCGCATTGCGGATGTAAAATCCGCGCTGGAAGAGGCAGAAAGCCTCGCAGAGATTGAAGCGGTGCTGCGTGATGCGGGCACCTTTTCGAGAGCGGAGGCCACCGCGCTGGTCTCACGAATCCGCACGATCGTTCGCGGCGAGCGCGTCACGAAGTCGGAAACGCAGGAAATCATCGCGGCGATCAGTGCCGCGTTCGACAATCATTTGAGGAGTTCGCCATGAGCGAGGAAATCACCAAGACCATCGCCGACGGTCTGGAGCGCGTCAGTGCGCAGTTCAAGTCGGCGCTTGAAAAGCTCGAAGGTCAGGTGCAGGAAAACGGCACCGCCTCGAAGGAAATCCGCGCCGAAGTCCACGCGCTGGCCGAGCAGTACAAGTCGCTGCGCGCCCAGATGACGGAGCTCGAGAAGCGTGGCGCGCAGTACGTCGCAGGCAACGAGGTTCCGCAGTCGTGGGGCCAGCAGTTTGTTGGGTCCGAACAGTACAAAACCGCTGCTGGTGACCCAAACTTCCGGGGTCGCGTCGCGGTCGGCGTGCGCGGGTCTGCCATTTACAAGGCCACCGTCATCAGCGACGGAAACACCGTGCTTCCGGCGCAGCGGCAGGGCGTCATTCCGGGCTTGGTCTATCCCAAGACCGTGCGCGAGCTGATCCCGGTCGTGCCGGTGTCCAGCAACAGCATCGAGACCATCCGGGAATCCGCGTGGACCAACAACGCGGCGGAGCAGCATGAAACCCTCAATGGCGGTTTGCCTAGTGCGAAGCCGGAGAGCACGATCAGCTTTGAGCCGTATGCGGTCACGATTCGGACGGTGGCGCACCACATCGCGGTCTCGAATCAGCTCGTCAACGACTCGGCCGCGATCGCTGCCTACATCGACATGAGGCTGCGGGACGGTTTGGCCGATCGCATCGAGCAGCAGCTCATTTCCGGTAACGGAACGGCACCGAACCTTGCAGGTTTGGAAACGCAGGCTGGCGTTGCGCTGGTCGATGTCAACGACTCGATCATCGACACCGCTAACCTGGCCATCTGGACGCTGTGGCAAAACGGGTTCCAGGCCGACGCGATCATCGTCAATCCGCTTGACTGGTCAGCGGTGGAGCGGCTGCGCGAAGGGACGAACAGCGGTATGTACCTCTACGGCCCGCCCGGCACGGTCGCCGCTCCGCAGCTCTTCCGCGTGCCGGTGATCCCGTCGCGGTGGGTCACTCAGGGCGAGATGGGCGTGTGCGCGCTCCGGCAGGCTGTCGTGTTGTTCGACCGGCAAGCGGCCAGCGTCGAGATGGGCTACGTCAATGACGACTTCATCCGCAACCGGATCACGATCCGCGCGGAGGAGCGTTTGGCGCTGTCCGTCGACCGGCCGCAGGGTGTTGCGTGGGGCACTTGGAACACCTGACGGTGATCCGGTGATGTGGTCAGGCGCCACGGCCGTTTGCATCGCCAGCGGGCCATCGCTGACGGTGGAGGACGTGGCGCTGGTGGAGGAATGGCGGCGCGCTCGGGAGTCCGGGCGCGTCGTCATCGTGTGCAACACGAGCTATCTGATTGCGCCGTGGGCCGACGTGCTGGTGGCGCAGGACATCGGCTGGTGGCAGGTGTACGGAGACGACGCTGTGAGGCGATTCCAGGGCGAGAAGCTCTCGGGATGCGAGCCGCCACGTAGGCTGGCGCACGCCGTCCGGCGCGCCGACGTGTCGGTGCGCAGCGCATCGTCGCTCACCGGCGGCATGGCGATCGCGCTGGCTGCGGAGCGCGGTGCGTCGCGCGTTGTGCTGCTCGGTTACGACTGTGCTGTGAAGTACATCGATGGCGTCAGGCAGGCGCACTGGCACGCGGCGCACCCGCGGCCGCTTGGCGACGCGGGCAGCGTGGATCGGTTCGACGCGCGGCTTGAAAAGCTCGCGCGCGATCTCGCGAGAGCAAAGCCGGACTGCAAGATCGTCAATGCTTCACGTGAAACGCAATGCACGGCTTTTGAGCGGGTCGCGCTGGAGGAGGCTCTAGCATGATCGTGGTGACGCCCACGGGTGGCAGACCTGAAGCCTTCGAGTTCTGTGTGTCCTACATGGTCAGGCAGACCTACATCGGTGATGTCGACTGGATCATCGCGCACGACATCGACATGCCGGAGCTGTCTGCGACTGCGATCATGCCGACCAACTGGCGCGTGCATCCGGTGCGCGCGCCGTGGACGTGGGCCGCAGGCATGAACACGCAGGCAGCGCTGCTGGCGCTCGGGCTTCGTCGCGCGATGGAGCACGGTGCGGGGCAGCG